CCGTCCTCATTATTTGGAGGAACAGGGGAGACTACTGACGGTGACTTAGGGTCTGAATCTTCAATTGAAAATCCAAAAAGTCTAGCCATAATTTAATTGCTAAGTTTTACCTATTTAGTAGATGTTATCTGAGGGTTCCAGGACCACCTGCCATTTCAAAGTACTGAACTTGGAATTCGACGGTGAATTCTTCGATGGTGTCTGAGGTGTCGTAAGAAAGATCAATTGCAGAAACATTAGTTGGGAAAATGTCAATGAAATTGTAAGTTCTTAGAACAGTGCTATCACCACTTCCAGAAGAACCGCCACCAGGACCAGCAGAACCAACCTTGTCACGAACTTTAGTTCCTTCAAGTTTGTCGGATCTACCAAGTTGATGAACAGTTGCATTCCTCATATAAGAGGTTGGGTTAACTGCACCAGTTGCGTTATCAAGTTTGGAGAGTAAGTTCATCCATGCCTCGAAAGCATGTCTGATCTTAAAGTCTTCATCGTTGATAATTGTAACAGTCCAGGTATCGAAGGTGCGGTCTCCCGCAACCTTCAATGTTCTACCTCTAAAAGGAATTTCGATTGCTGCAACGTTAGATGCTGGAAGTTGAGCTGTTTTGCAGAAGAATCTGAAATCAACTTTTTCTTCAGATCCCCAGAAAGATTTTACTTCTGCTGGGAAATCATCTAACTGAACTTCAAAGATATTTGGTCTTGCACCACCACCAGCAAGTCTGGTTTTGAATGATGACAGATTTTTGAGGCTTGGGTTGTTTGCCATTTTAGTTTACGCTCCCTAATTTAATTTATAAAAAATGAATATCAAACTCTGCCAGCAACTTCTTCAAAACTAATACCTGTGCGTGTTGCAACAAATGTTAGAGTGACGTAGTTGATTGACTTTGTAGGCTTGAGGAAAATGTCAGCCCTGAACTCATTGTTGTCAATGATATCGGGAGTGTTATTAGATTCATCACAAACAACTAGGAATCCGTAAAGACCTCTCTTTGCTTGAACATCACGTAAGTATGGTTCGACAATGTTGATGAAGTTTGCTCTTGTGATCTCATCGTTGAGTTCAAAGAGTTGTGCATCACCAGCACTCTTGAGTGATTGCTCGACTGTAAGGAACAGACGACGAACATTGATTCTGTCGAATGCGGAGTTATAACCTAGTGCAGTCTTATCACCAAAGAGGATAATTCCAGTTCCAGGAGAATTGACAATTGAGTTAATTCTCTTAGGATAGAGACGATCTCTTTGTGCCTTATTAGGATTGTATGCGAGTTTAACTGCATTGTTGATAACACCTCTCTGCTGACCAGCAGGTGAGAACCAAGGATATGCTTCAATAGAAGTTCTTACACAAAGACCAGCAACGTCTGCATTCGTTGGAATGTAACGGAATCTGTTATTGAATCTATCGTAAGTGTACTTATATCCAGTATCAAAGATTGCATAAGAAGAGGATGCAAGTGGTGAATAGAACTCAAGAATATTGGATGTTTGAGTTTCTGTATTTGCAATATCAACGACATCAGTACGATGTGGTGAAATTACAGCAATACAATCCTTTCTACCTTCAGCAATTGCGATAAGTTCCTGTGCTTTTGCTTGGGACTCATACTTATTGGTACAACCAGGACCCATGATTAGGTAATCAAGTGGGAATTCTTCTTCATTGTTGAAGAGTCTGTATGAAGAAACGATATCTCCAAGAGATGCTTGCATTCTGTTAGAACCAGTTGCATAATCCTTACCACCCTTTAAGGTGTAAGTAATATTGCCGACTGATGCAAAAGAAACATCCTGTGCATCCTGACCCCAAAGTCCTGCAGCAGTTGAAATACCTGCTTTAGTTTGTGCAATATCTTCGTTGCCACTTCCGTCAGAGACATTATCACCAACGTAGATGTACTCTGAGAAGTCTGCAAGGTATTGAGTATAGTAGATTTTCTGAGGTGAATTGACTGCAGATACTGCGTCTTTTGCCTTAGAGAGACCAATATGCTTCTCAAGAAGATTTCCTTTGATTCCAGTTACACTACCATAGTCATCGATGACTGCTACGTGCATTTCATCAGATCTACCACTTCTTTCATTAGCATAGTTGCTAGTTCCAGGTTTTGGTGCAAGCTGACTCCAGTAAATGATTCCGTTATCTAATGAAATTGTTTGTTGATCATACCAATCTTTGCTTGCACTAACAGTTGCACCAGCACCAGCACCGATTTGAATCTCACCTACAGATCCACCAATATTTGCAGATGCAGGGAAAGATGCTACTTCAGAAGATTCTGAATAATCTAGTACATATGCAGTAGACGCAGCAGATACTCTTTGAACAACCTTAACAGTAAGATCAGTTCCGTTAATTTCGGTAACAACACCTTCTAGTCTTTGACCAGATAGTGATGAGGTTGAACCTCCAGAAACTAGGACTTCATTATTGTATCTGTAAGTAACAGCAGAACCAACAGTTACATTAGTTGCATCAGATACAGTTAGGATTTGATCTCCTCTGTCGTCAATGAAAGCAACCTTAAGATCATTTGCCCACTCGCCAGGAGTTTTGGAAGCAAATGAATAATTTGCTACCTCGTCAGCATGATTTAAGTTATAGTCATCAATATTTTTAATTTTTAGTGATGCATCCCCAACAGATGAGGTTGTCTGGTCAGCAGCAATTGCTGCGTTTGCATTAACTAGATTACTTCCATCTGTTCTTACTACCTTAAGGACTCCTCCATAAGATAAGAAAGAAGATGCTGACATCCAGTACTCGTACTGACTATCTGTTGAAATTGGTTTACCGAAAACATTGATTAGTTCTTGTTCGGTAGAAACATCAATAGGATAATCGATAGGACCGATTGCAAACGGTGCAGCAATAGCACCAATATTATCTAATACATTATCAGCTCTTCCAACAGTTAAGTCAACCTCTCGGATTAATACTCCTGGAGATAATTGAGGAGTCGCCATGTTTTTCTCCGTGTGATTCAGTTTATCTAAAAAATATTTATTAAAATGTCACTTTTCATGTGGGAAACTTGACGTGAACTACCAATCTGGATATCCCCATGAATTATCACTCTTCTTATTCTTCATAATTCTCCTTATCGTACATTCTTTACACTCATATGAATATGAAGATGCTACTGGTCCTCTATCTTTACGGGTTCTATAAAATTCACTTACAAGATTCTTAGACTGACCACAAACTCTGCATTCTCTATCATATAGTAATAGATGCCCTAGTTTTATTTGCTCATCAAAATCCATTAATTATAATCCCACATATATGACATATCACCATATTCACCAACCGATGCATTGGACCATCGATCACCCTGAGCATCAACAAAACTAGTATCTTCTAATCCATCATTCAAGAATCCAAATGGTGCCATGTCTTGTTCTATCTGATTTTTTTGATCTTCATATAATCTTTTTCTCACATCTTGATCGGTAAGTTCCTTAAAGTAGTCTTGTGCTACTAACCATGCATAGATGACAAGACACATTGCAAGGTCATCATTACAACCCTCTTCTGCCTCAAATGAATTATGCTTTGAAATAAAGGTTGTTAGTTCCGCAATAATCTCATAGTCATTGAAAATTAATTTGTCTTCTTCAATTAGTGCTTTAAGGTTAAGTGATCCAACTTTCTTTACAGTCTTGGACATCTTCACACCCAACTGTGTTTTTTTACCAGAGAATCCTTGACCCACAATCTGACCAGCACGTCCTCTCATAGAACACATAAGAACATTTTGATATTCTAGATCATATTGTAAAATAGATGCTACTTGATCACCAACATCATTTACTTCACATAAAATATATGCACCATTATAATTTCTTGCCACTTCATAGATGATACTGGGGAACAGCATCGGTTTGATCTCATTATTCCGATACTTCGCCACAATCCTATGAGGAAACTCTGTAATGTCTGCAACAACAAATGCAGAGTAGTCATTACCAACTCCTCGGGCAACGTCTACCGTCATTACATAATCATGGTTTTCTTTTGCTGGTTCATAGACATCCAAACCTGCGTTTTTATGCATTGGTGAATCATACACCAACGTTCTCAGTTTACTTGGAGCAATGAGTGTATCAACAGATCCTAAGAACTCGCACTCAAACTCAACCTTAAATTGTGCTTCTGATGTATTAGCAATGGTTTGTTCTTTCCACTTAGAATCTCTTCCAGGAACTTCAGACCAGTGAACATCAGTGTGAATATATTCATTCTTTCCTTTCTCTGCATCATGCCACAGACGGTAGAAATGATTCATACCGTGTGGAGTAGATACAATGATTACCTTGGTACTTTTACCAGAAGTAATAGTAGGATAAACAGAGGCAAAGAACGAGTCAGCAACGTGGTTTGGGACGAATGCGAATTCGTCGAGAAAGAGGATGTTAAAAGACATACCTCGGACAGCACTTGCAGACGTAGATGCTGCCAATATCTTACTGCCATTTTCTAACTCCAGAGATCCTTTGTTCCATGATATAATACCCTGCTGCATCCACCTCGGCAAGTTTTCATATGCAGTTTGTAATCTATCTAATAGTTCTCTAGCAGTAGCTGCTTTGTTTGCTAGAATACCAA